CAATAGAACAAACGAAATAACCATCTGAGCAGAAAGAATGTAAATATTTACAAAAAAATTAAAAAGGGAGTTTAAAAGTTTAATATATACAATAATACTGTCTGGTTCAGGGACTGAGTCGGACATTAAACAAAAACAGGTGGAGGCGTTGTCATTAGACGAGTCTGTGAAACCTGAAACACAATAATGTGTAGTTCATCAGAAGTTCACCCAGAGTGTATATTACAAAAAATTGAGGATGAAATTGACTACCTAGAAAATGGTATATAAATTACATCCTTGGTGGTTTGAATTTATTACTCATATTAGACATCGATTTCATATAAGATGATGGGTTCATATTACCCATCATCTTAGATTGTTCATCTTCTTGGTGTTTTCTACCCTTACCCTCATCTTCCTGAAGTTCATTTATTATACTAATATTCTCCTCAAACATCCAAAAAGGCCAGTTATCAATAGTATCATCACCTAAATTGTAGTTTTTATATAAAAGGATTTTACTTTTTAATAAATCTCGCAAAGGCATCATGAACAATGAAAATAGCTGACGCTCCCCCGGGAAACTGCATATCAGTGCGCACCTCCGTACCGCACTTATCACAATTCTTTTTAAGTTTAGAAATACCAAATTGCATTTTATTAACAACCGCATTCAAAAATTGAAAAGATTCAGAATCCATATTCTGAAATTCATACAGTTTTTTATTAAGGAATTTTTCCTCAACCTTACTTAAATGGGAAATAGTAAATGGAATTATTTTTAAGAATGCCATATTTGGATTTTCTTTCTTACGATAATCATCAACTATTCTCTCAGTGAAACTTTTCTGTAAGCCAATATTAGGAACTCCCAATTCAAATACTTCACCACCAAGGGTCTCTAAAACAAATAACTTCTTATTCATATTGAAATATGGTGCTAAATTATCATCTATATCATAGAATTCGAAATGCTCTCTTGACAACGGAATTTCAATTTTCTCACCACAATCACATTTTGCCTTAACATTCAATGAACTACCTTTTTGAAAAGTCAATTCTCGAATTAGAAAAATCAAATAGTATCTATCACCATCTTTAATATCTCTAAAGGTACCCATACTACCATCAGAATACTTAATCCGAACACATGAAGCTAACATATCATTCATCTTCTCAACGATATCATAGAAGTTATTATCATCAACCATAGAATATGATTGAATCTCTTTAACCTGTGCTGCTCTAACCATGATGGTTGCACCCTTTGGGTAGAATATACCCAATGGTAATTCAGAACAATCAAAGCTAAAGAATTGCAAATCCGTCGCTCTACTATCAGACTTAATGTTATTTGCAAAAACTTCATCATCACTTCGATTACCTTTACTATCATCAGCCTGACCTAGGTATTTTTTTAAATACTCATCTGAGCTTTCTTCATTACCATTATCTAAATTCTTATTAGTTGCCATATATAATCAATATTTTTATATTTTATATATCAAATTAATACGCTTCTCCTAAAAATTTTAAACAAAAAAAACACTCCACATAAATGGAGTGTTAAAAAAAAAAAAATAAAAAAACAAATTATGGATATACGTTTGCCGGTACTATTTCAAAACTATTATCAATATATTCATCTGTATAGTAATCAGCAACAAATTTTCCCGTAACATTCTCTACGATACCACCAGTATTTGACCAATCTAATTCATTAAAGCCTTCAATGGCTTTAAGTTGTGTATTATGAAAAGTTACTCGTCTAATAACAAACCCTTTCTTATCGTGTTGATTAACTATTACTGTACCAATAATATCTCTTTTATAGAACGTTGTACCATTCTGAGAATTCCATACTAAGTCATACCAAGCCTTTAATGTATTCCAAACATAAACAGACCCATTATCATCAACATTCACATTAAATGGAATATCGAATTCAACATCTGTTTTTCCTGGAAGAGCTAGATAAACTCTTGTACTGAATTTGAATCGCTGAGAGTTAACAGCCGGTATATCTGGAGTCAACTGACTTAAATCTATCTTAGTTGCATTCTCAAGCAACATCAAGGCATCACGTCCCTGTGTTTGTAATATTGATGGCAAAACAAAAGTTACCTCAAATAATGAGGGATATACTGGCTCAAAGTCAGTATTTGTACTTTTAAGTTGTGTAAAATGTGGTAATGGCATAGTCTATATCTTTATTTTTCTATAAGAATATATATTAAATACTTTATTCTTTATACTACTATATATTATATTATTAAATCACTATTTTTCAATACGATGAATAAAAAAAAAGCCTCTAAATATTTAGAGGCTTTTTGATTAATTAAATCCACTGGATTGAATTGCATTTGTTCTGAGTATTGTTATATTATTTACAATTACACCCATGCCTTTAATTGGCTCGACGTGTGTGTTTAGAATACCCATTTGGTTATCGATTATTTCGGCGGTGTTATTCTCTTCATCGATCTTATTAAAATAATTAAACAATCCATTCTTGCTAACAAACGTCGAACAAATAATATCCGCTCTAAGTTTTATCTCAGCTCTAATCTCAGGAGTATTGAATTTCCACTGGAACTCCAACAACATATCCGCCAAAGCACTCTCAAGTTCTATCAATACCTCTCTCACATGTATATAAGATAAAGCAGATGTAACCAATGTCTGTGCCGTATTCTCTGTCTCAATAACAAATCCTCTATTTCTTTTTCTAACAAGAGGGTTCGCCATCATTCCATTCAAATTCTCTATATCACTATTATCAAAGTTCATCTCTAATCCAGCAATTCCGGTTATCTGACCATGATTTATACCGGCTGCAATTGTCCATGGTTGAACATTTGTTTGGTTTGCATTAAGCTTTCTCATATAAGTAGATGCTACATACATTGCTGGTGGAACTGTAATAGGTCTACCATTATCATTAACTACACAATATGGTGCAAAATAACCGGCAACTGACACACCCTTTCCTTCACCAAAAGAATATAAAAAGGCAGGTGAACTCTCTGGGTCACCACCCTGAGCGATAAAGGAAGTCTGTAACACCCCATCAACATCCACGAATGTAGGATTAGTTGAATTCTTAAAATCTTTCATCGAAGGCATATTCAAGAAAGCAAAAGCATCTAGTCTCTCACCTACTATATCCATCAATTCTTGTTTCGAATTCTCTATGAGTCCTAAACCGAATCCATCTACTAAATATCTAAAAGAAACACTTTCTTTACTTGTCAATGCTTTAAATAAATTAGTTCCCTTTGAAATATTTGATAAAATCTCAGATTGTCTAGTTTCAGTACCATTTGGCATAGAAGCCTCTCTAACACGAAAACCAGTTAATGTGGTTCCTTTATACACACTTATATAGTTATCAATATTAGTGATTCGAGTAGTTTGTAAATCTCCACCGAAACTAGTGACCTTAATAGCACTATCACAAGTTATCTCAACCAATGTTGTGTCAGATGGATATAATCGCTTAGATAAGATTCTAGTAATCATTCTAGGCACTTCACCAACCTCTAAATCTGATGAGATATAATCAGCTTCTAAGTAATCACCTATCTTAACCTCAGTGTATCTTTGAGCGTTAACTAAAACCTTATTTGGTAAACGAACATACCCATTAGGCATTTCAATTTCAAGGGTTTGCTTAAAGTTTGATTTTTGTGAAAATACATCAATCAATAAGTTACTACCTAAGTCAATAATTGGACTCTCGGTAACTAATGTTTGGTCAGTGAAAGTAACTGATAAAACACCACTAGAAACATACATTTTTAAATAATGCTTATTATTATAATCAAAAACCTTTGTTGCATCAGTAACTACTTCATCAACAATAGCCTCATTCACCAAGAACGCATAATATCCAGCACCATAACTTAAATCCGTTGCTTTATTATTAGGGTCGCTAATTGTAAAGATACCAGTATTCAATAATGACTCAGGGATTAATATCTTATCATTTGTATTAAATGCGATTGAATCACTTGGATTATAGAATACTATATAATCATTCCCTGAACTTGTCTCAAAGGTAATATCCCAAGTAGTGTCCACTAAGTTTTCATAGAAATAATCACTTGTATTAATTTGTCCATCTACATATTTTGTATAAAAGTCAGAATATCTAGCAACAACACCTACACCTGATGCAGAATATGTATTCTTAGTAATCATGGAATCTTCCGCAAGAATAAACTCATCATCTAAGATATAAATACATAAGTTAAATCCAGCAGCAGCGGTATCTAACAAATCAGTTAATGATGTTTCCGCAATACCGGTTTCTAAAGTAAACTCTTTATTTAGATTATTTGAGGTAACAATATTTGAAACAACCATTGATGCCATTGATGCTTTAACATTACCATCAATAAGCATAGTCATCTTTTCTTTATTCGGACCATCTAAATTACTGATTAAATAATTAAAGAATTTAATTCTTCGATATACCTCATAGTTTGAGGTACTAGGAACAGAATCTGTATTCAAGAATTCATATGTTAAAGTACCACTACCATCGGTTGTTACAGTAAAGTCAACTGACTCTTCAAACTCAACGAACCCTGAACCATCAACGGTAACATAAGTAATATCCTCATTGATAATATAATTATCACCACCATCTTTAACTACATCAAAATCCAAGTAAGCTAAAACGATATCAGTAGCAGATACATTTAACCTATCATTGTTAGTAATATTATCTAATTTATTAATTGTACCGGTTGTATCCAAGGTAAATAATGAGAAGTATGATGTTCCGCTACTTACCGTTGTCCCATCAGCTAAATCTATATAATCAGATGCTGTTATAGTAAATGTATATGTATCAGGAACTAAATCTATTTTAACCCCACCGATTATAGCATATGCTCCGGTAGCAACCACAAATTCAACATCTATTGATAAATTTGATAAACTTGCAGCTGGTGCAGGTGATGGCACTGGTGATGGAGGTAATGTCCCATCAACAAATGTTGTAGTCACCCCATACACATATCCCTCAGACATAAATGAACTTCTATTAAGACCAGGTACACTTGGTGTTCCTGCTTTATATAAATCACCGAATGATATAACATTACCAGGCGTGTCTAATACTTTATTACTGAATGATAATGACTCAGTAATAGTATCTTTATAAGATAAATACTCAATATCTGATATACTTGTTGACATCAAGTTATTCCCAACGATATCGATTAAACCATTTGGATACTCTGTCTCCAAAGCATCGATATCAAATGAACAGAACAAGCCCGTTTTATCAGTTTGCGCATTTATTACATTCTCTACGAATATATTTCTTCCACTTTGGTCTCTAAAATAAGGAATTAAACTAACACCATTATAATAAGCAAGTGATGTAACATTAACATCATTAATGAAATTAACAACCTCAGCTTTTCGAAGACCAGATGTGTTGAAGTACTTAGACCATCTTTTATCAACAGCTAATGCGGAATAATCAGTCCAATTACCAGCAACAACTACCACATCAATCATATAATCCGATGCATAATCATTTGCATATAAATATGGTGGAACTTTCTCAACTGCACCATACCAATCAATTAAAGATACATCAAACCCTGTTCGAGTAGACTTAAAAGTAAATACAGTAATATTTTTATCCGACATATTAGTAATGTGGAAAATTCTATTTTCATCACCTGGGTTATTTTTAACAAGGTTTAAAAAAGACTCTCTATCCTTTGTCCAAAATCCAGTTGTATCAAAGAACTTTCTATATGAACCAGTTCTCTTAATATCATTAACTAATGCTGTTGATGTTGAGAACGATTTATACTCCAATGTATCTAATGTATCATCAGCCTCAAGAATATTAAATGCAAGTACTGGACTTGATTCTAACATTTTTGATATAGTTCTATGAAAATAAGAACCTCTTTTCTCTAAAAACCTATCTAGCGGTCCGAAGATTGCAGATAAATCGTCTTGTGATTCCAATAAAACAGGTCTGTTTACCGGACCTTTTCTAGAGAAACCCATAACCATAGTTGATAGACCCTGAACAATAGGTGATGCAATTGTTGAGCTATCAAACTCTTCAATGAATATACCTGGTCTTTTATATTTTCCAATTTGAACTTCCATATTATTAAGATTTCTTTTTTTATTATAGTTTATATATTAAATATTTTTATAGGAAATTTATCATTTTATACACTTTCCCTCAATATATATTATACTCATGTATTGATATTTTTCCATTACAAATTTGGTTATGTAATTATTTAGTTTTATATTTGTGCAAAAATTATAGATATGAGTAGCATGATTGGCAATAAAAAGAACGATTTGAGTGGTCTTTCACCAGAGTTCGAAACAAACCCATATGAGGTATTAGATGATATTTTCTTTAACCCTGAAAAAGAATATATTATTCATGTAGAGGATGATTATCTAAAACAAGCAATCTGGCAATTCTTAAAAGACAACAATCTAGAAGAAAGAACAAAGGATTTCAGTCATGAATACATATTTATATCTTTTGATTTAGGTACATTTAATTGTATCGAGAAACCAAACTATAAAGATAAAAGAATATATGATATCCCATATGATTGGACTGAGTTAATGAATTTACTTAAATCATATTTAAGTGAAAACCCATTTGAGAAAAAGCAAGTGGTTCAGAAAGACCAAGAATCATGGTCATCACCAAGAGAAGACTTCAAGGTAGATAAGAAATCTCCGTTATATGAAACCATGATAATCGAAGTAAACACCGATGGGTCAGAAAACGCACCAATAGTATTCACTAATATTGATGAAATCAAAGCAGTTCTAATTGAAAGAAATTGGGACGACAGTCATTTCAAAGAATGGAATGGAGATGAGGATGATGAATGTATTTCACTTGTTGATGATATTGATGATATTGATTTTGGTGACTATGATGTAGATAATTGTGATGCTTCCGATGAGAATCCACATATAATAATCAGTTGTGACCATACACAAAATGCTGATGTAACTTTATTACTAGAGATATATCGACCATTTAAGAAGTATATTGACTCTGAATATGGAGCAACTACATACATTGAATTTGACAATGATGTGATATATCAACTCACCCCCTACACTCCATCTGAACCAAATAGTTTCGATAAGATTGGAAATATTTTGGATGATTTAGATTTCGATACTAATACTAAGAATCGATTCAACAGCTTAAATGAATTAGCTGATGAACTTATTGTTTAATATGTTATAAAGTAACCAATGACAAATAAAGAGGAGAAACTTGGAAAAACGCTTACCTTTTGGTTAAGACATCATCCAGAAGATATCAACCTAAACATGGATTCAAATGGATGGGTTGATATCAAGGAACTTATTCAAAACTCTAGACCTAAAATAGTTTTTGATTACAACGAACTGAAAAAAGTTGTCTCAAACGACAATAAGGGAAGATTTTCCCTAGACTCAGATATGTGTAAAATTAGAGCAAACCAAGGTCATAACAAGAATCTAACAGAAAGGATAGGTCTTATCATAGATAGTCAAATTGAAGTTACCCCACCAGCCATTTTATATCATGGCACGAAATATGAAAAGTTAGATTATATCCAAAGGGATGGGATTTGTAAGATGTCCAGAAGTCATGTACATTTAAGTGTGGATATAGAAACTGCTCAAATTGTAGCTAATAGAGGAGAAGTGGTAGTCCTTTCATATTAGAAATAGATGCTAAACGACTGTCACAAGATGGTCATAAGATATTTATTTCCGAAAATAATGTTTATCTAACTGATTTTGTACCTACGGAATATATAAAATTCACATCTGAATGAACATAAAAAGCTTTATATGACTCGTCAAAGAAAACACAGAAGTCTTTAGCTTATGTGATGAATTTGACAAAAAAAGATTCTAACCTTGTGTTAAAATATATTGTTTAATGGTGTTTGGATTTTCTTATACAATAGAACAAACGAAATAACCATCTGAGCAGAAAGAATGTAAATATCTATAAAATAATTTACGATTTTGTCGAAAGGGACTTTAAAAGTTTAATATATACATTATTGTCTGGTTCAGGGACTGAGTCGGACATTAAACAAAAACAGGTGGAGGCGTTGCCGTTAGGTAAGTCTATGAAACCTGAAACACAGTATTCTTTAGATAATGTGTAGTTCATAAGGAATGTGTCATTATCTAAACTTGGTATCATCGAGTTAGACATTAATGAAAAACAGATATATAATCTTTTAATAGATGAATTATCTGACTTAAATTCATTCAGATATGACCATAATACTAGTATTATGTATTATGGTAAATCTGAAGACAACCTTATTTTAGAATATCATACCTGGGGACAAGTCATGTGGGTTAACTATAATCCGGCATGGGTTCCATTAGTTAAGAATAAAGCAATAATGATACTAATGAAATACCTGAATTACTAAAATGGTGGCTTAATACCACCCTGGGTATAAAAATAATGTAAACACAACAATTACCATCTACACCATATGAAAAATAAAATAAAATTAAGATTAGATAAATACCTAGGATTTGATAGTAATTTATTATTCGAATGTGGCGATGCTATAATATTTGGTGGTGCTATTCGTGATAGTATAGCTGATATGGACATACAAGATATTGATATATTATGTGGTCCAAAAACTTTATACAAATTAGATGAATTATTAAGGCATCTTGGTTACATACATCACCATGAGTTTGCTAAAATAGACTTAACAAAGTTATATAGCAACTTACATGTAATAAATGAACCCCAAACATACATAAAAGGTCGTCAAAAAATTGATATAATAAGACCATCTATATCTAGCGCAATAAAAAACAACAAAGAATATTTAGATAATATCTATCATCTAATTAGAAACGTTGATTTATCCTGCTGTGCAGTTAGCTATGATGGTAAAACTGTATCAGAGTCTTATAAGAATGCTATTATTCATTGCGAAGCCAAAATATTCAGAGAAGTACCAAACGCTTTAATGAATAATACTAGATTAACATCTCGTGAATATAAACTCATGGAGAGAGGATGGCAGTTTATAAAATCGGATAATGAAGAAATTGCTATCCTCCGTGAGTACAAACTTAAAAAATTTTTCAATGGACAAACTATCGAATATTGATTTAGACAAATTATGTGAGTTCTGTGAACTACATATACTAGGAAGATGTCATAATACTATACATTATCAATGTGAAGGAAGACATTGTGATGAGGCTATTGAAATGTTTAGCGAAACAATAGAACAAATTAGACTCAATAGTTTAAATATTCTACTAGGTGATGAAGATTAAGAACTTTTTCAAAAAGGATATAAACACTACAATATCTAAAATTAATAAAAAATCAATAGATGATATATCATTTAGGTTTGATTACTATTATC